GTCTAAAGATTCAACCCTATTAGCCTTGTCAATAAATGCCTGTGCATCAGGCTGACCTGCCCAACCGTTGCCGGTAATATAATGCACCTTACTTTTAATAATTGCACTATGCTTAGATGACTTATTGTATAAATCAACTATGTACTCAGGATAGTCGTTATTTTCCCCATATTTAATATATCCACCGTCTATACCCTTTTTCTCTTTGAATTCGGGTTGCCTAGCTTCAGCGAATGTTAATACTCTTAAATCTATCATTGTCTAATTGTATAAGTGTCAGTTGTTGTATATTGGTTATATGTTATAGTCGAACCTGAAAGCCACATAATACCGGTTTCTAGCTTATTTAAGCCTGTTATATTTGTATTTGAACTACTTGCCTGTTCGTACACTTCGTAGGTATATTGCCCCTCTAATGCCGAACTAAAATTAGTATTAGTTACAATACTAAATTCATTATATCTATCCTTGTATAAACTTAAATCCGAAGCATTTAAAACTACGAATTTAATAACGTTATTAGTGCTTCTATTAGTAAACACAAATAAGTAATTAGGATTGATTAGTAACTGTTTTTCAGTTAAAGTCAAAATTATAGTATTGGTTTGTCCTTTAGTTAAATGTATCATCATTTATAAATAGCAATTAATGATATATTTACAAAACAAAAACCCCCACCTAGAAAACTAGGCAGGGGAACTAACTATGAAAAACTATAAACTATCCGGCAGTTGTAAGGGCAGCAGCAACCGTACTGTTAACTTCAGGTGCCAAAGCAGGTTCAGCTCCCGTAAAAGTTAAAGTATATCCACTTCTATCACCCTCAGCAGTACCACTTTCGGAAGTACCTGCAGTCAAATCTAATGCTCTTTCTTTGCCTAAATACCAATATTTGCCATTGTTATCTTTAGCAACCGCAACAAGTCTATTCTGTGCTAATAATAAGATTTCATTTCTTGTATTAGCTTGTAACTTGTTTAAGATTATTGTTAATTCAGGAGTAAAATATAAAGTACCATTTTGAACGTTTGATGTTACTGCTTCAGTAAACATAGATGTTCCTTTTGTTAATTCATATTTATAAAACCTCTTACCTGTAGCTTTTACTAATGCAGTAATTACACCACTTGCTTCAGTTGTTGAAGTTACATCCGAACTAGCAATAAAATAAACTTCAGTAATTCCACCTAAGGAATCACGACAATCTAGGGTATATCCCTGTGTTAATGCACACGCCATTTTTATTTATTTTATTTTATTTAAAAATGGGGAGTATATTTCAACTCCCCTTTATAATTAGATAGCTACTTTTACGATTTCATCAGGGAATGCAATATTCACACCCATTTTGAATTCAGCAGCAAAACGTACTTCGTCAGCTTCTTTAGCAAAGAAGATTTCAAATCTTTCTTCTTCGTTCAATAAGTCTGTACCTAAGAACAAGTTGCTTAAACGCATAGCGTAAACATCATTAGTTCCGTTCAAACCTGCAACCGCAACCACTTTGATTGAAGTTCCCGGCAATACGAATTCGCTATCAGCTTTACCATCAAAAGCATAGTTGAACATATTAGCGTTCTTCAATGCAATAGTATAAGTTCTAAAAGTATCATCACCACAGAAGATAGTCATATCGTCAGCAGCTACAACTTTAGATGGGATTGCCTTATAAACACCGTCAAATAACGCAATAACGTTAGATGCAGTAATAGAAGTTAAAGGAGCACCTGAAACAAAGCCTGAAACGTTAGCATCTACAACTCCAGAAGCAGCACCAATCAATTTGATTAAACCATCAAACTTGTTTAAGTTACCGTTAGCTGAACCTGTATCACCTTGCCAAATAGCAGTTTCTAATTGAGCAGCAATAACTTTCGCTTTTCTATCAGAATAATCTTGCTCAAATGGGATAGAATCGTATTGGCTACCTGTTGGCAAAGCCTTTTGTAAATACTTAGCCTCTAATGCCTTAGGACATAAAGATTCTTGTACTTTGATTTTACCTACTGTTACAGTTCTTTGTGTGAAAGAAGTTGTACCTGATGCGTTCCAACCGCAAGTTCCACCTGCTTGGAAGAAAGCATCTGTGTCCATAATATTAATGGTTTCTGCTGATTTAACACCAACCATTACGTTACCTGCACTCTTAATTAAAGATGCAGTTTTTGCTCCTAATACTGAAGAAGAAACCAATAATGCTTCGTTCTCTTTAGTATAGTTTGTTAATGTACTTACTGAAAATGACATTTTTTTATAAATTTATTTGTTTAAAATTGCGTTTCTATATTTTTCTAATCTTTCAAACTTGCTATCGCTAGTAGTTACATAAGATTGAAAAGCGTTTGCTGATTTTTGAGTAGGTTCAGCAGTTGGGGTATTTGAAAGTGCCTCTACTAATTCAGCTACTTGTGCAAAACCTTGCTTTACTTTACTTTCTAATTCAGCAATCTTTGATTCTAATTGACTTTTTTGTGCTTCGAAATCTGCCTTTAATTCAGCAACCATTGCGGTTGTATCTTGTGCAGGTTCAACAGGTGCAGCAGGAGCAACAGGCTCATCTTCTACAACGTCTGCCTTTGGTGATTCTATTTCTACGATTACACCTAGTTCATCAACCTTGATAGTTGTGCCATCCATTAATTGATGTTCGCCTTGTGGAGCAGGAGTGCCATCAGCTAATTCTACTTTACCACCGATTTTTAATTCCGAAATCATAATCTTAGTGCCATCGACTAAAGAATATTCAGCCATCTCTACTTTAGTAACTTCTGCCTCAATAGGAGCAGCAGGTACCTCAGGAGCAACAGGCTCAACAACTTGTGGCATATCCTCGAATAATGCCTTGATTTGCTTTAATGCTTCTTTTGGATTCATTTTATTTTTCTTTAAATGTTAATAATTAATACTATTTATCACTTAGCCGTTTAATGCGTCTAAAATGTCATATATCTTTTGCATTTTTATACTATCCTCACTTTGCTTTGGAGCGTAATTAAATATGCCCTCAATAGAAAATCCTTTCACCATTCCGGCTTTTACTTGCTCCCAAACTGAATCGTTTTCCACTAGCATAGATACAAACCAACTTCCGTCAGGTGCATCCTCAAATCCTTTCATTGGTTGGATGCCTCTAGTCTTATCACTAATAAAACTTTCGAACATTGTAACCCCTGTTTCAATTTGATTAGGGTCGTGCATTAGGTTTACGTTGTTTTGGTAACCCTTTTTAAAATACTTTTGCACAATCTTAACAATCGTTTCTTTAGAAAAAGCAACATAGTAATCGCCAAAACTAGCGTCACTTCTAAAGATAGGAGTATCAGCCAACATAGCACAACCGCTGATAATACGCTTATCTTCACTAACAATTTGAAATTTCTGCTCACTTTTAAACGCATTCCAATTTTTTTGAATTGCTGGTCTATCCACTAATGAAACGAATTGCACTTCTGCATCATCGTTTAAATCTTCGGATATTTCCAACATATATAAAGGTAATTCCATACTCATAAATATATTATTTTTAAATATTAACTAAATCTCGCCCTTTGCTTTATTGCCTCTACTCTTTGCTGATTGCTAGTTACGTCATTCTCGATAACGTATGCCCTTACTGCCTGATTGCCCATTTGATTTATTGATTGCTGACTGATATTTGTAGTTTGTGCTTGTGGGGGTTGTGGTGCCATAGGTGCAGAAGCCGAAACAGTAGGTAATGATGGAGCAGAAGCACCGCCCCCGCTACCTGCCGGAGTCTTTACTGCCATAATAGATTTTACATTCTTAATACCACCTGCAACCGCTACACCCGCTGCTATTGCTCCCAATGATGGACCAACGACAGGAATACCTGCCATAGATTGATAAGCCTTTTGTGCTGCTAGATATGTATCTATCGTTGCCTGTGCTACTGCAAACGCTTTTCCGGCAGCGGTTTCTCTACCCATTACATCGGAAAGTCCACCAAGTAATGCAGCTATTTTTTGTGCGTTTTCTATCTTGGCTGCCGTTTCTGCTTTGTCTATTTCAATTCTAGCCTTTGCATTTGCTTCAACTCCTGCCTTATAAGCATCTTCCGATATTAATCTTCTTTTAAAAGATTCCTCAAGTAAAATATCCTTTTGGTCTAATAAAGTTTTTTGTAAATCAAGGTCGGCACCGGCTTTTGTAATCTCCTTGTCTAAGTCAGCAATATCTTGTTCTGCTCTCTTTTTATCATTCTCTAATTTTAAAGCGTCTAGTTCAGCAGTTTCTTTTTGTTGAAGTGCAACCTTTAAAGCAGTTTTTCTTTCTTGATTATAGTTTTCATTCTTATCAATATCCTCATATTGCTTTTTATAGTTTTCTTCTATTTGAAGTTTACTTTTCTCATACTCATCCTTAATACCTGATAACTTTAAATCAAGTTTTATCTTATTAAGTTCAGCCTGAAACGCTTGTTCTTTTTCTAATTCTTGTTTTTTATATTTTTCCTCTACTGCTGTCCTTTCTGCTTGTTCTGCTTTTGCTAAATCACCATTATCTTTTATACCGGATTCAGCAAGTTTTTTTCTTTTTTCGGCATAGGTTTCAGCAATAGTTTGCAACTCCTGTTCTTGTTGCGTCTTTAATTTTTTATTAGCCTCGTTTAATATCGCTTGTCCCTCTAATTCTTTTCTTTTTTGGTCATCCGCATCCTTGTTATTGGCTTGATTTCCTTTCTTATTTATATCCCTTATTTGTAACTGATAACCGGCAGCAGCAGATTCTAATTTCTCTAATTTATCTTCAGCTACTTCAATAGCTGCATCACCCTCTTTTGCAGTTTCAGCAGGGTCAAATACCATATTTGCTATATACAAATTTGTTTTTTCCATCGCTGCAACCAAGCCAAAATTCTTTCCTAATGCGTTACCTATGTTATCAATGGTTGTCATTAATACCCTAATAGGGGTTGTCAAAAAGTTAAGAATTCCTACAACGATGTCCCTATTTCTTTTAGCAGCCGCCACCTGTGCATCCCTTGTAGCTTTAGCATTTAATAAATTTACTTTAGCAGCGGCAATAGTTTCTTTAGTTTGTTTTAGTTTAATTTGCAAAATCTCTTTCTCACTCTTTCCCTGCAACTTCATTTGATTAGTTTGATTATCTAATGAAGTAAGTTTTTTCTCTTGTGATTCTAAATTCTTTTCTGCATCTACGTTCAATTGCTTCTGTGCAGAACTAACTCCGTTTATACTAGCCGTAATGTCATCCCAATATGATACAATAGCACCTAAGGCTACTAAAATCAATCCAATACCTGTGGCAGCAATAGCACCTTTCAATACTTTAAATCCTACTGCCGTTTCATTTACCGCACCTGTAAATAATCTTTGAACCGCTGCTGCTGCTGCCGTTGCTGCATTATTTGCTTTTTGTAACGTTGTACTATTTTGTATTACCGCACCTAATTGCTTAAATGAATCTATACTTTCACCTACCGCTTGTAATCCCTGTGAAATAGCCATAGCAGATTGAACCTTTAATAATGTCTTTTGAACATTATCCGATTCAGCACCAAATAAAGCCATAGCACCCTGTATAGCACCAAATCCACCGGCAACACCTGATAGCGAAGCGGTTAACGCTTTAAACTTTGCATCCGGATTAAATGCGTCTGTCAATGCCTTAGCATCACCGATAGCGTCTTTTAATTCCGCTGCTCTTTTAGCTGCTGCAATAGCTTCTTTTGATGTAGCACCAAACTTATCCGATAATGAAGCTACTTCCGCTTGTGCTTCCCTTAATTGCTTTTTAAGTGAGCCTACTGAAGTTGCAACACCTGAAGTGTCAGCGGTTATTTGTAAATTTAATTGTTCTGTCATTAGTACGTTGTTTCAATTACTTTTAATAAACTTATTTTCGTTGTGTTATATTCCATTGGGTTATACCCCTCTACCTTATTTAATCTAAATAGTACACCGTCTATCCAAATGTATTTACTGAAGTCTAAATTAAATATATCTATTGTATTTAATAAAGCCGAGCAAGTTAATAGCTTACTATTCTTGTCCGTTATTTCTGCCATATATGTACTATGAAATACATTGAATAAATTTCTGCCTGTAAAATTATTTGCACTATAAAATACCTCTTTTGGCGAACCAAAGTTAATATCGTTTTGTGGATTATCAGGGTCGTCTAAATGTCCTGCATATCCGTATGATGTTAATGTAACTAAATTTGCAGATAAGTTTTTTATTGACCACGAACTTACAGAAGATATTTTCTTTACTTGCATTATCCTGATAACGCTATCCATATTATCCTCAGCACTATTAGCATTAGATTTTTTATAAATAGCCGGATATACTTTATCCGTTCCAATTGCCTTATATAAAACCGATGGTGCAAATATTACGTCAACAGTTTCAGTATCCTTACTGAAATCAAATGTACTATCATAAAGCCTGTCACCATAAGATTCCGAATACTTCTTTCTATAATTTTCATTGTAATAATCACTATCTTCTTTAAATTTATAACTGTAATATCTAGCGTTTAATTCACTCATTGGCTTAATACTTAAAGGCTTTGACCTATCAACTTTATTACTCCAATCGATAGCGTTTGCACTACTACTATCATAAAAATCAATGTACGGTTTTATGATAATATTATTAGAATTGTACCTATCATCATATACATAAAGGTTAAACATTTTACAAATGCTTAAAAATAAATCCCTTTGAAATATACCTTTAGGAATACAATCATTCATATTTAGATTATCGCCTATTGCTAATGGCACAGGTATTGATGAAATAGAATTGAAACTAACTTCAGCATCAGTAACTATAACGGGGTCATCATCTTTATTTTCTGCATCATTAGCAAATCTAAAACGAATATAATCGTTCTGCTCCATTAGTATCTCAAAAGTTCCACCAATAAAAAGACCACCTGTAAAGAATTCGCTAAAAACATCAATGCCATTTTTAACAATACTGAATGTTCCGGCAGTTGAAGTTCCGTTAAAAGCATAATCAAACTTTAGATTAAATGCTGCTGCTCCCGTATATGTAAATTGAGAATTCGCAAGTGAAGCAACTAATCCCGAACCTGTAACGGTTGTAAATCTAACAAAAGAAGTACCTGTTATAGTTTGTGGACTTGTTAATACTGCATTGTTTAAATCACTTGTAACCTTAGTTAATTCCTTTTGATTGTGCGGAATAATTAACCTTTTAAAATAATCTGTTTCGAAAAAATCACATTCGTAGGTATAATCTATATCCTCAAATATTTTATCTATATACTGCTTAATATATATTGCAGGTCGGAATGTAGTATATTGAAAATCTACTTTATTGGTACTCACATTACCGTAATCTATTAATGGGTAGTAATATCCCTGTCCTCTTGTAGCATCCCAACTAGCAGTAATATTAGTTGTATTATAAACGTGGTCGTAAGCACTAAAATCTAAGTCCTCTAGTTTCTTATTCCCTATTGTGTTCATAAGACCGCCTAGCTCACCAAATACGCTACATTGGTATTCAATAGTTTTATTATCTACTACTATTTCTAAAATCCTTAATGTACCTTTAAATATTTGAACCTTGTCTATATATATAACACACTTAGCAGACTTACTAGCATTGAAGTTATAGTTAACGTTTGGCTTAGTTATATCAAAGTCATTAGCGTTACCAATGTCAAATACAAAGCCGAATATTTGGTTATTCCTAGCCGTACCTGATAAAGATATTGTTTTACTAAATGAAGTATTTTTAGCACCAAAATCCATAACGTCATCTACCGTATAAGTAAACTCAGTACTTATATCCTGCAATAAATCTAACCTATTATCCTCAATATATATTTCTGTACTAATCATTATCTAAATTGACTTGTTAAATATTTACCAACTTCAATATCTATTTCAAAGTTAAATAACTTATCGCTTGTTTCTAATTTATATTCGTAGTTTGTACTGCTAATAGTCACAGGGAAATAAGCACCTTGCACTTCCATATAAACTATCGTACTTGCAAATAATTGCCCAAGCCATTCGTAATCCTGCTGACTAACCCAATCGGAAATCAAATGGAACCTATCCTTGTGTTGAATTGCATAGTTTAAAGTAGTTTCATTGTACTTATTATAAGCGTCAATGTTAGACATTGAATTGCCTGATAACTGCCAATCGTTTCTTCTATAAGATGCTCTTTGTAATTCCGTTGACCTCCTGTTAACTAAAGCGAATTTCATTGTGTCCCAACCGCCTAGCCTATTAAGAAAATGCAGATTGTATTGTTTATACTTAGGATAGCACTTTTGAATGAATTGTAATTTCCTAGATACCGCAACCCCTCTTTTTAAATAAACATTATAGCCATAGGTATTTTCTGTAATCAATGTTCTACCGGCAAAGGTATTGATATGCCCTGCCTGACAATTAAATAAATTCATTTCACCGCTAAATGTAATATTACCACTTGCAGTATCTACAACCGCCCCTGATTCATTGATAACGTCTATCCAAGCACTATAAGTACCGGCAGTAATTTTGAAATATGTAGCATAGAAATTATCGCCATACTCAATCGTAATCTTTTCGTTGTCCCTTTCTGTAATCCAATCGTCTGTAAAGTTTTCTAATAATAGGTTATCGTAATAATCGGATAAAACCAATGGAGTATTATTATTCACAAATAATATATCCGCAAATAAAGGCGGATAATAATTATATGAAGCCAAAGCACCTGAAGCCACATTAGGTATCGTTATTAAATTCCCCCCACTTACATATTCCTCACCTACTCTAATTTGACTATCTACTTTTATTTTATCATTAGACGCTACTAATATAGAATTGCCGGATGGCTCAAAGTAATTAGTTACGAATGACCTCACCATTGGTGAAGCGTTAAATACCCCATAGCTACCCTCAGCTGACGGTGATGGATATACCTTAGTCCGGCTAACTTGCGAACCGTTTACATATACGTCATAAACGAATTTAAACGCAGTTTGACCTACGTTTGTTGAACTAGAAACGAACCATAAGTCATCGTGCATACTTGAATAAGGAGCAGGACTACTTTGTATTGTTATTGCCATTTTTTATTTCTTTTCCTATTTGTCTAATTTTAATCTGTATATCTTTCCCTAGTGCAGCTTCCATAACCTCATAGAAGTTTTTGCCAAAGGTTTCTTTTTTTGCATCGTCAAAATAATGCGTTGACCTTATCCCCTTTCTATGTATCGACCTAGCTACCATATAAGCCAATGACTTTTTACCGTCTATTGCCTTTTGCTCAACCCCTAGCTTCTTATAAGGCTTTACTGCCGTTACTTTTAGTTTATTATACCCTAGCCATTTTTGAACTGCTGATATTGGAATAGCCTTTTTTGCAGGATTGAATTTATAAGGAGTATTGCCGTCTGCTTTAATATTCTTAGTTCCCTTAACCCCCTTGTTTACAAAATCCCAATATTTAGAAGCCGGTTCATTTTTAGGGTAACCCAACGACAAGGTATAATTTGTATTAAATTTAGTAAACTGTACTCTAATATCATTAATATCACCTGAAGCAATAGACTTGCTTTTCCTTAAATTCTCTTGTGCATTAGTTATAAAATCAGCACCAAAATCCCTGAGTAGCTTTTCAATAACGGGCATATCATTTTCATTCATAGGTTTTTCACCTAATGTATTTAAGAAGCCATCCCCTAATGCTATCGCCTGTGCTTTCGTAATACTCATACTAATAAATAGGGCAAATATATAAAAATAACTAACCCCCACCTTTTTACGGGCAGGGGTCAGTAAACCAAAAAACCACTATTATTTCACCTTTTTTATTTGCTCTTTGTCAAAATCACTTTTAGCTTTTAAATACGATAGTATGTTTAAGCATTCGATTGTGCTAAGTTCATACGCTTCCGTAACTGTGCAATTCTCGTAGTCGGCAATAAGTTTGGTTGAATATTGCCATCCAAAGTACTGCATAAATTTTGAACCGCCTCTTTCGCTTTTTCCTGCGTCATCCCTGATTGCATCATTTTGCTCACCATATAATCCTGTGAAACTTCTATCCAATTTCTGTATATTTGATAAAAAAAAACCAACGAATGATATACGTCTATAAATCTAGCAGTTAGCATATCATCCGAATATTCCTGATGCTTACTAGCGTCATACTTTTGATTGAACCAAAAGCCCAATATCTTTTTTTGTGGAATAACCATTGTAGCTGCTAACTTATGCAGGTTGTTATACAAGTCCTCACTAAATACCTTGCTTTCAATATACCTAGCGAATGGCATCTTACTAACATCATAGTTTATTTTATACCTTTTATTTTTGCTAATATTGATATACTTAACCGGCTTCCCCTCAATAGGCTTATTCAGGAATTCAACGCTTTTCTTCAGTTCCATAAACTCCTTTAGCGGTAGGCTATCGACCTGTGTATCGGTCAGGTTATTAACTATCGATACTAGCTTAGAATCTACTTCTATTTCTGTTAAATACTTTTCACTAGAACTATATACATTGTATATCTGCTGATATTGCCAAACGTTTATTTTCTTCCACATAGCGATTTGATTTTGAATAAAGATAATACAATTACATATATTAAGCAAACTATGGGTATGCTAATAATAAAAAATTTAATATATCTCATAAACTATTCTTTATAAAAGTCTTCCTGCAAAGATACTAATTCCCTAGTCATTTTTTTAACTTCCAATTCCTTTTCAGCTAATTGCTTTTCTAGTTTTTGAATCCTTTCGATAAGTCCCTCTATTTCTAGCTTGTCTAATATGCTTTGCTTTAATTCGTAGTTTGTCATAATTGTAGTTTTTAAAATATCCCCGCCCCATCTAGGAAACTAACTAACACCCCTGTTATTTAATTTATTTGATTGTTTATGACGGGGATAGTATTTTACATATTTTCTATTAAGGCAGTTGCTAACAATCCGCCAATTATAATAATAAAAAACCATTCCATACCTAATGAGTCTTTAGCGTATTCAGCGTTTCTTTTAGCTAATAATTCTAAATGCTTTTCCTCTTTAGTTTTTAATCTGTTTGCCATAGTGTTTGTTTTTGGTTTTAAAATTGTGCGTTACAGTCGCACCCCTGATTTTTTTATTTTACTCTATATAAAGATGGGTAATTTTCAAATGTTTTTTTAGCTATTCTATCAAATCCCGAACCCTTAAACCATACAAAAGAATCAGATGTTTTGTATATTACTGATTCAACCCAAATTCCATTTCCAATGCTATATTCGATTACTGTTCCTACACTTAATGTTTTCATAATAATAGTTTTTTGGTTTGTTTGATAAATCAAAGATAGTACAACTTATGTACACAATCCAAACATTTTGCCAACTATTTTTATACTTTGTGATGAACGGTAAATATCAGGGATGAACGGTAAATTACACAAATGAGTACCTGCCATTACCCCTTTTTATGCTAAAGTTATTCCAAGCCAAAGCCAATGCCATAACGCAGTCATCGTGGAATCCGCTAGGTGCGGAGTATTTAACCCCATTTGCAGTAAACTGATACTCAAAGACTTGTAACTCATTTGTGATTGCTCCCTCAGGGAAGCCTATCCTACCCTGCTGAATGGCAGTAGCCAAACCCTCCATTAGTTGCTGCTTACTAGAACTTGTGAACTTTAACCCCTCAATGGCTATTCCCTCCCTTTGTAAGTCCTCTAGGATAGGGTCGCCTACTCCGGTGCTATCCACTAATATAGGGCATCTAGGTAGCCTTTTTATATTTTCCTTAGTATTATGCCAATCCATTTGGTAGCGGTCAAAATAAGCCACATTTCCGTTATTATCTAGTCCTATAATTACAGTATGGTCAACGGACTTAGCAAGGTCAATCCCAAACGCTACTATTGGCTGATTGCTCATAGGCTTAGTACAATCCACAATAAACTTATTACCGAATGGGTTGGCACTATTTTCACTAGGGTTCGCCATATATTCCTGCTCAAAAACTACATTGGGTAGTTGCATCCTAGCTTCATCTATTTCCTGTGGGTCAATATACGGATTGTCATAGCTAGTAAATTTAAACGAAGCCCAATCATTTTCGCCGGCTTTCATAAACAGGCTATAAAAATAGTTTTTGCCTCTAGGGGTTGAAAGAAATATTGCCTTTCCTTTATAGTCAGTTAACGTAGGTCTAATACTATTCTGCCATCCGGCTTCTAAGTCAGGGATAAATGAAGCCTCGTCTATAATAACTAAATGGAACTTTCTACCTCTTAGGTTATCTAGCCTTTCACCTGTAAAGAATTCTACCTGCCCCCCATTGGGGAAGTCTATTTTAAGGTCGGACTTATTTTTGGGCAATTCTAGGGACTCAGTTAGCTTACTAAAGAAAACCTTAGCCAATCCGTAAGTAGGGGTTATATAAGCCACAGAATAGCCTTTAACGGCATAGGTGACTGAAAGTATCTGTGATAGTTCCGATTTACCAAATCTACGACCACACATAACAACCCTGAAACGCTTATCGCATTCAAGTATCTTCTGTTGGTTTGCGTGTGGGTTAGGTAAAAATATTTGCACTATAAAATGGTTTTACCATCTACAAAGATAACTTCTATTTTATTATCGCCTTTGAAATCTATCTGCTCCTTAGGTTTGCCATATACCCTAGTCAATAAAGTATCTAATGAATAAAGGCTTCCCTTCTCTAATGACTTACGCATAGCTGATGCAATAGTCTTTTCTAGTATTGTAGCCTTAGGATTATCCCATACTGTTTTAAGTTCTTCCATATCCATTGACATCATTACTTGTATAGTATCGTTTATTTCGGATAGCTTATACCCCTGCTCCTTTAAAAGACTAACGTACTTTCTAGGTCTGCCGTTAGGGTTTGCAACTTCCCCTTTTTTAAACGGGGTTAAATTTTGTTCGTTTGCCATATTCTCACTATTATTTCACTATTATTATTTATTGTTTAAACCATTGTAACCAAATTTGATATGCTATTTGTGCAGTCATTACAGGAGGTACTGACATTCCAATAAGATATTTAGGCTTTAAATTCTTAAAGTTATAATCTAAAGGATAAGTTCCTATTTTGCAATATTCATTTATTGTTAACTCCATTGGGTATAAATAATGAGAATTAGTGCCACCGCTTGTAATTGTATTAACTACATTATTTGGACCTGTTTTATACATAAAGCCAAAAGTATTTCCACTTGGCGCTTTTGGGTTTGTACCTTCTTTTGTTTTATGCCATTTTTCTGTATATGAATTACTTAGTGGATTTCTTTTACAACTAAAATCATCTTCAACTTCTTTATATAATATTGGTCTCTCATTAAAGTTTAATTTTAATGGTTTAAAGTTTAATTCTTTTTTATAACCTATAAAAAATACCCTTTCTCTCCTTTGTGGAACTCCCATTGATGCACCATTTAAAAGGAATATTTGCACATTATATCCTTCTTTTTCCATTGTTTGAACAATCTTTTTAGAATAGGCTTTTGCATTTCCTAGAATAATACCTTTTACATTTTCTAATAAAAATACTTTAGGTTTTAGTTTTATAATAGTATTACAATACTCAAATACTAAGTCATCTAATGTTTGAACTGCTTGTCCTTCTCTAAATTGTTTTTCTTTTCCCCAAGCCTTTTCCCTGCTCCCTGCCATTGAAAATGTTGAACAAGGTGGACTACCATCTAATAAATCAAGATTATATAATTCTTCTGGTAAATCATTAAGTTTATTAAATTCTCTAATGTCTTGATTGAAAAGATATTTGGGATTATGATTTGTTTTGTAAATATCAGCTACCTGTGGGTCTATTTCAACACCTCCTAAATGAGTATATCCTGCTAATTTATACCCCATAGTAGAGCCACCACCACAAATAAATGTACCAAAAACCTTTAACCCATTAGCTTTTATACCATTTGCAGGATAACCATCAGATAAATTCCATTTATATGGGAATTTATAATTATCAAATTCGTATTTAATCATTGTTTAGTAGTTTCCATATTGCTTGTTCGGGAGTAGATGCTATTTTTAATAAAGCATCTTTTACAATATAATATTCATCTTCTGTATATTTTAAAATTATACTCATTGAATCATTAACATCATCAAGGCTTAATTCTTTATTTTTGTCAGAAAAGCCTTCTGTATTAAAATTTGGTATATCCAATCCCCATTCGGTTAATTCTTCTGCATCCCAATTATTAGCAAGGTCATCCCAATCCCATTCGCCAAATCCCACATTATCTTTTACAATAAATTCCTTTTGCTTTTGCTCATCCCAATTAACTATTTGAATAGGTGCTTCTTTCCAACCGGCTTCCCTCATAGCTTTAAGTCTCATATTACCACCCAATACAATCATATCTGTATTTACAATGATAGGTCTAACATTAGCCATTTCAGGAAAACCTTTAATGCTTTCTACTAACTTCTTAAACTTATCGTCTTTAATTATTCTAGGGTTGTTAGGGTTAGATTTAATTTCGTTAATCTTAACTACCTTGATTTCTATTTTGTTTTCTTTCATAGTTAGAATTTACCAATGAATTGATTGTTTTGACATTTGATAAATAAGCTGCTAAATTGTTTAAACCATTTTTTCATAGTGTTATCTTCCTTGTCCTTTGTAAGGTTTTGGTTTTGGTGAATGTTTATTATAAGATTTCTTTGCCTGTCCTCTTTTGCGTTTGCCAAATGATACTTTGGTTGAATCGTTTTTACCTTTTGCCATCTAATTTCTCTTTATGTATTTCTTTTAAATATTCAATATACTGTTTCTTATCCCCATACTCAATATGATGTTCCCTACATAGTGCCATAATATTTTCTATCGTGTCAGCCTCTTTGCTCCCTCCCATACCTCTTCTAAATATATGATGCAAATCTACCGCCCTTGCTCCACAAACCTCGCACAAAATAACGCTATCTATACCATAACCAAAATAATCAAAATAAATTTTAGTATGTTTCTTCATTAAACATTATGAAATTCAAAGATACAAATATAAATCCTATATTTAAACTATGATGCAGTTCGCTAAATTCGTCAACCGTATATCCTAGTGAAACCCCTAAATGGATAGTACTTGTTAATATGCCTAATGATATTCTAAAGTTGCCAAATTGAACAAACCATTCCATTATTTATCTATTTGTTTTAGTTTGTTTATTGCCCACTCAATTCCTGATGTACCACCCCACGCATCCCAAACTAATCCACCACAACCCTCCGAATAAGGTACGTCTTTATTCTGTTGGTGTCTTTTAAAAGATGCCATTCTAGCTATCGTATCTCTAGATATATTTTCTTTATTAGCTAATTGGTTTGCTCGTGCTTTGCCTACTGCCGTTCCGCACTCACCCCAACCATTTTCTTCTGCCCACTTTAAAGCCCTCTTAGCATTATTACTAGCTGACTCCGGATAGTCGTTATAGGTTTCTTCATATTTACCACTTGCTAATATGGCTTCCCATACCTTTAACGCTTGTTCACGAGTATCGTAAATACAAGCACTTTGTCCAACTTTCCATTTTCCGTTATTGCATTTAATTAGGGGCATTGCCTATCAATTTATTATAAATAGCAAATCTTTTGTTATTTATAGTGTCTAAGTTATAATGCTCATTACAGTACTCAAATAGTTTCTGCCCGTATTCAATCCTAGCAGCATCGTCAAATGTCAATAGCTTAGTCCAATAATACCAATCCTTTTGATTATTTACATAGCATAAAGGCATATCCTTATAAGGATGAACGTTGCTTACAATAGCCGGATTCCTTTTAGATGCGGTTTCTAAAACCTTTAAATTCGATTTCATTGTATTGAACTTATTATCTACCAAAGGGATAAGGCTAATATCCGAATCAGCATAAGCACCCATATATTTAGTTACTTCGGAATAATCATAAATAGTTGGATTTAACTTTAAGCCATTAGTAAATACTCCTATCATTCTATCCCAAATATGTTTTTCCCCTAGATTGTAACCGGCAATAACTGTCTTTACAGGGAAGTTTATTTTCTTCATTGGGTTGCGTAGTATATCCATATCAGCAGAATGCGTTCCTGAACCTGACCAAAATAATCTAACCATATCGGATTCAATCTTGTTATCCTGAAACTGTTCTTTGCCATAAGGTAAAGCATTGGGAAGTATTTCTACATTAGTATTGTATTTATATATTTCTTCTGCCAATCTTTCGTGTGTGCAGGTGCATAGGTCAGCTACTCGCATATACTCAGTTATTATTTCCGATATATTGCTTTGCTGATACCTTTGGTATAAAACGTGAGATGGGGGTAAAATCCAATAATCGTCATTATCTACAATTAATTTAAAATTGTATTTCAGTTTCATTTTAACTAATAGCTTCGCATCTGTTGAAGTTAAAAATCTATTAAATATTACTATATCATAATTATTGTCAAACACTACTTCGTTTATAGTATCTGTAATTAAGCAATAGTCTTTTTTCATATTTACTAAAGGCATCATTATCCTATGATAGCCAACCCCGCTAAATTTACTTGTAACTGCTAATATTCTCATAATGGTATATAATAGGCTTTGGTTCCATCCGTATAAGCTGATACGTTTTGATTATGTAAGTCCCAAGTTTTTTTAACTAAATCCATTTTATTATATCCATACGCATCACTACCGTTCTGTTCTAAATGGGTAGCTTTTGTAGATGGCACAAACTTTGTGTGCAATCCTGATGCTCTTACTCGTGTGCAATAATCTAAGTCTATTGCTCCATATGGGTCTAGTTCTTCATTGAAAGCACCTATTCTTAATATCGCTTCTTTGCTTATTGTAAAGTTACCTATCAGGTCTAATGAATCACCGGCAAAGCCATCTAAAGGAATTGAGCAAATGCCAATAGTTTTATCCTGCATAAATTGATTTCTAGTTAACAACCAATTATCAGGCTCAATAATATCATTACCCATTATTGTAATGTAGTCGATATAATTAAAATTTAATTGCCTAAGTCCTTTATTGATTGCATTAGCTATTCCTGTTTCATCAATTATACTGATATAATCTATATGCTGACCGGCAGTTTTTACATTACTAAATAATGTTTCTATATTTCTATTTTGATAATTCAGGTATATTATTGCGTTCATCTTGGTTTGTTTTCGCCTAGCCTCTTTGCAGGTACTCCGGCATATTTAGTAAATGGTTCCGATTCGCCTTTAAAAAATGCACTTGCTCCAATCATACAACCCTCTTTTATATGGCTAAACTGATGCAATACTGCATTCAATCCTATATTTGATTTTTGTTCTATAATAGAATGACCGCCAATTTTAGCACCGCAACTTATTGTAACTCCTGATAAAATTCTACAATCGTGTCCTATATGAGCGTGTTTCATTATAAAACAATTATTTGCAATAAAGGTTTCATCTACCGTTCCGGCATCAATAGTTACTAATCCTGTTATAACATTATTATTGCCTATCCAAACTTTGCCGGTTGGCTTATCCCAAAATGCTTTATGTTCTGCCTTTTCACCTATTACACAATAAGGTCCTATATAATTGTTATCACCTAGTATAACATTATCGCCAATGATTGCGGTTGGATGTATATAGTTAGCCATTTGCTTTTGCTTTACGACCTCGCTTTTTTGGTTGGTCAGTTACAGTATTTTCAGGTACTTGCATCATTGTATCATCTTGCAGTAATACTTTTTCATAATGAGCATACAATCTTAGTACCATATCCATTCTGCAGTTACCGCACCAAATCGTTAAAATGAAATTAGGGTCAATGTATGTCCTATATATATGCTCATAGGTTTTCATTATTTCTAAATCTAAATTCCTGACATAACCACTCTTTGCAGTTTCGTAGTTATTATAATGTTCTTTTAAAAATTGTCTGTGTGCTAGTTCCATATTTTATAAATTAAAGTTTCTACAATAGATGCTAAAAATCCTGATATAAATAATACGCTTGATATATTTATTATTAATTCAGGTGAGAAATACAATACGAATGCAATCCACGAAGCCAGGCAACTTCCGCAACTGAAAGGCTTGAAATTGATTCCCCATTTACGGTGTAGGTTGTGGATAGTATTAAAAAATAGTGATGCACATATACTTGTTAAAATTATTTGAATCATTTTCTTATAAATTTTTTTAGTTCAGTTTTCGTTTGTTTTAGCGTTCTAATAATTGACATATACGGAATTCCTGTGTGTCTGCTTAACTCCTTTGCATTTTTATTAAAATCAAAAGTATATAGCTTTAGTATTTCCTTTTGATACCAATGCAGGTTTTCTATTGCCTTTTCCATTATATCGATAACACAATTATTTTCTACTTCAGCGGTTTCTTTTTCTTTGTACTCAGTATGATTCCTGTATTTTTTCCAAAATTGGCTTCTATCGGATTTTATCATATTAATCATAGTTCTAACTATGTAAAATCTAATTTCATTCCTTTCGTACATTCCGATAAGTTTCGCATCTTCCATTTCCAATAAAACTAAAAAAACTTCAACCTTTAAATCATACTGCAATTCCTCAGGCTGCATCTTTGCGAATGCCTGATTGACCTCTTCATTAAGCCAATATTGCTCTATAATTTTATTTTTGTCCATTCAATTAATACAGGTTGATTTTCCTTTTCCGTACAAATATATACAATTCCTTGACAATTATGAATATCTTGCAATCTTTCTTTTTGTTCCTGACTTAACTTGTCACCAATTTTTTTAACTT